TGTTAACTCCCAAGCAATAGTTTTGACCCAAATTCTAATTTCGTTTAGCAGTTTTTCTTCCATTATTTTCCTCGAATAAATTCTTCATTTTATTCACTAATTCTTTTCTTGGCAATATTTATGTACTTTGGAGAAACATCAAATCCCAAATATCCTCTTTTATTTTTTTTAGCCATCTTGGGTGTAGTTCCACTTCCCACAAACGGGTCAAAAACCAAGTCTCCCTCATTTGACCAAGAAATAATATGGTCTTCCACTAACTTTTCTGGAAATGGGGCGGGATGAACATTGCCTCCTCTTTGCCTTTGAGGGGAACACTCCCAAATGTTGAACCTCTGTCCATATTCAGATGAAATGTAGGGCTTTCCTCTTTTTATACTTCCGTCTTTTTGTCTTTTTGTCTTATTTATAAGTTTATTTTGTATTTTATTTTTTCTATCTTTCAAAGGATTGAACGTTTTCAATTTTCCTTTTGTAAAAATAAACATATATTCAAACACTGGAGAATATCTGGTTTTCAATGCTCCAACCGCACTAAATCCATTTTTGTTCCATATCATAGTATCGTGTAAATTAAATCCAACTTGCATAAAATATAACGCTTGACGAAAAGATGTTCCTGTTTCAGAGCCATTCTTTGTTTCATCGTTTACAATCCAAACAACAACCCCTCCTTCTTTTGTTATTCTAAACAACTCTTTTGCAACACTTTCAAAATCAAAACAATATCCGTCATAAATTCTTAAGTTATCATATGGGGGGCTTGTAACGGTTAGGTCAACAAAATTGCTTGGCAATTTTTTCATGCCTTGAACATTGTCAATACAATATAAATTATTTATATCCATAAAATGCCTATTTTATTGGTTAGGAGTCGTTGTATAAGGATAAAAGCACAATTTTCCTCCCGTTATATCCATACAAGAATCTACAATCGAAGAAGTTGGAGTTTGTGTTGGATTAGGAAACGGAGTTTCTTCTGTAGAAGTTGGGCTGAAAGGTGTGGGAGTCAATGTAATGGAAGGTGTAAGGGAAGGAGTTGAAACCAATGTGGGCGTAGTTGTTGCCGTATAAGTCGGAGCGGGGGTTGGCGTAACTGTTCCGAATGAGACAGCATAATATTCATATCCATTTACAGTGTTGTTTGAGGTGTTCAATAAGCCATACCAAAAATCAGATAATCCTACACCATATGTCCAAGCGTAATTGTAAACATTTCCGCCATATTCTCTTAGTGAAGTTCTATATGTATCTCCAAAAGAACCCCATGTTGCGTGACGAGACACAGTTCTATATTTCCAGTGAAAAGAATTGGAAAAAATTATATCAGACGAACATGATTCGTAAACGGTAGTATTTGGAGAATCAATGACCTCACCTACGACAAGGCTCTTCGATATTATTGCTTCTGGAGGAATTTTTACCCAACCATTTTGATCTACACCTTCTCCTATAAATTCTTTTCCTTCAAAAGTGTAAGGAAGTGTTTGAAGAGATGCCCAATTGTTTTGAGGAAAACTAGGGACGTTTTCTGCATGATAATAGCTGTTGTATAATTGTCCTGAAAACTTTTCACACGTTTTTGTTCCAAAAGAGATATTTTCCGTTTTTAATTTATTACCTCTTGTGAGAATATCTAAAGCACCCGTAGAGTCATTCCATATACCTGTAATTGGATAAACATCATACTTAATCCATCTTCCGGGCGTGTAGTTAACATAATTATTAAAATTCCCTTGAGTTGGAAACGTGGCTGAAATTTGGGAAAATAAAACTAAAACTAAAGCTAAAACTATTAATATACCATTTTTCATTTGTTATAATCTCCTTTATTTTGTAGAATTAAAAGTATCTGTTGAGATTAAAAAAACTGACCCTAGAAACATAAATCCAAAAGAAACTTTTAGATATGAAACTTTTATTATTTCATCTAAGCCAAAAAACAAAATATAAACTAAACAAAACAGTAAACCTATAAGTCCAAAAATTCTTTGTTTCATTAATAACCTTCTCTTCCATAGAAATCGAAAACGTTAGCTACTGCTTGAAAAGCCTGTTCGTTGCATTTATTTCCCAAAAGATTTCTTAAGTTTTCAGCATACCTTTTAACGTGTTCAAAATAGTAATGGTGCTTTATATCTTTTGAAAAGTAATTCTTAAAAAGATTTATAAAATCCATAAAACCATCAGTAGGGTCTTCTTTTCCACCTTTGGATAAAATGTACCCAGCCTCTATCGAAAACAAGAGTCTTTCAATATCGTCCCAAAAGTATACTGTTCCTTGAAGTGTTGTCCTCATAAATGATTCCTTTATAAAACACTAATTTTATCAATGTTTTCCTTAGCCTTTTTCATGTATTTTCTTGAAGCATCAGAACCAATACAATTATACCCTAGTTTATTGGCAACAAATTTTGTAGTTCCAGAGCCAAGAAACGGGTCATAGACAATTCCTTTTTTGGGACATCCTTGCAAAATACAATTCTCAACAAGTTTTTCAGGAAATTGAGCAGAATGAAAGTCTTCATGTTTTTTTATTTTTATATTCCAAACGCTATCTAACCCAATATCATTAAAATAATACTTTTGACTTTTTGAAAACATCAATATATATTCATGTTTTCTTTGAGGTCTATCTTTTGCTTTTACTTTTCTTGAATTTTCTTTATACCAGATTATATCACTTCTAAAATACCAACCGCGTCTTCTCATTTCAAAAGCAAACATGTGAGGTATTCCAATTAAATCTTTTGCTTTTATTTCAGGATGGTTTTTCCATTGATTAGGAGGCATAACTGTTTCTACATTTTTCCAGCCTTTTCCTTCAAACTCTTTTGATTTTGTAGACCACCAAGAAGAATCTCTTTTTGCTCCATGCCCCCAATTTGAAGCAAATGTATCGTCAATAACAACCCATAAAGTCCCTGATTTTTTCATAACTCTATTTATTTCATTAAATCCATCACATAGAATTGAGATATATTCTTCGGGAACTTGTTCTAATCCAATTTGTTCATTATATCCGTAATCTCTCATTGCCCAATAAGGGGGAGACGTTATACAACAGTCTATTGAATTATCTTTTAATGGAATACTACTTATATTTGATATAAACAATTGTTTCTCCTTTTATATTGATAAAATGTACGTTTTATTCATTAATTCTTTTCTTTGCAATATTTATATACTCTGAAGAAACATCAAATCCTAGATAGTTTCTATTAAGTCTTTTTGCTACAATGGCGGTTGTTCCGCTTCCAACGAAAGGGTCAAAAACTAAATCATTTTCGTTTGACCAAGATAAGATATGGTCTTGTGCTAACGCTTCGGGGAATACGGCAGGATGACCAGACTTACCACCACCAACGCCATATTTCCATATGTTTTTTCGTTTACCATATTCTTTCATTTCCTTATAGTGCCGCCCTGCTTTTGTACCATCAGGTCGCAGACCTTGTTTACTCATTGATTCAATACCTGAACGCTTATTTTTTCGGTCTCGTAAAAAATTTACTGTTTTCGGTTTTCCTTTCGTGAACACGAACATATATTCAAAGGCTTGCAAATAAAACCGATTGCTTCCAAAACAGGCTTGCGCCTTTTCGTAAATCATCGTTTCGACATTGAAACCAATGGACTGAAAATAAATTGCTTGCTTGAAACTGGTAAGCGTTTCATTTCCGTTTTTGGTTTGGTCTCCAACCACCCAAACAACTATTCCTCCTTCTTTTGTAATCCTAAAAAGTTGTTTTGCAACATTTTCAAAGTCAAAAGAATATCCATTATAGGTACGGAGTCCGTCATAAGGAGGGCTTGTAACAGTTAAGTCTACAAACTTATCAGGTAATTGTTTCATACCTTCCATACAGTCCATGTTGTAAAAGCCGTTTAATTCAAGCACCCTTCGCCCTCCCGTCTTTCTTTCTGATAACAACCCGCTTACCGCAACTTGGACACCGTTTAATCAATTTACTTGAATGTCCGTAAACCCCGCAGGAGCATTTGTAGAGCATTATTAATCCCCACTTTCACATGTCAATTTTCACCCCCAAAAAGTGTAACCATGTAACCATTACTCGCTATCTGTGTCAATAACTCGGAATTGCTGATAATCCCCGACAAATTCAAATGTGAGTGTGCCAACCAAACCGTCTTTGTTTTTGACTATCCGTAATTTCTTGATGTAATTGTGTTCCTCGTCCTCGTTCGGTGTGTTTAAAATCATAATCACATCTGCATCCTGTTCAATCTGCCCGGAATCCCTTAGACTTGACATATCCGGCTGTCCTACCCCTGCCCGGTTCAACTGCACCAACGATATAACGGCCATTTTGCTTTGTTGTGCCATTGTGTGCAAATCAAGGGATATTTGAGTAACCTTTTCATATTGTGATTTACCGCTGTTTGCTGTTATCAGTCCTAAATAGTCAATAAAGATAACATCTGCCTTTAACTGCAATGCCTTTGACTTGATTTTCTCAACGCTCCACCCGGCGGCATTAACAACGCTGAAATTAAGACTGTCAAAACTGCCCTCGCACAATTCTTTAATGGTGTTGATTTCCTTTTGCTCCATTCCACCTTTTCGAATAGCGGTGTAACTGCTCATTGTAAAATTACTTATCATACGCTCGAACAGTTTATCGGCTGATGTTTCAAGGCTGAAATATACAACATTTGCTTCTTTTGCCATTGTCAACATCATCTGAAGGGTGAAAGCTGTCTTACCTGTTGAAGGTCTGCCGCCGATGACAATAAAATCACCCTTGCTGATTTGCACATAATGGTTGAGCTTGTTAACGCCGGTGCCGATATACTTTTTAATCTCGCCAATATTGTCAATGAAATTCCGATACCCGTCTGCTGCCGTTACAACCTCTGTTCCGTCCATCCCGTCAAATGTCCGCATAACATCCGCAGCCACTTTACGGCAATAGTCAAGGTTGCCGTTGTATTCAAGAGCCTCTGATAATTCCTGCGCCTTTGCGGTTGCCCGTCTTAACCTTGCCGCATCCCTGACAATCTCAATATGGTTTCTGTAATTACGGGTTGTTACGGTTTGTGTTGTTACCTGTGCAATAAAGACTTTCATATCCGCTTGTTGGCTTTTCTGTAAGGTGTGTAATATCCCTATTGCGTCAATCGGTTTATTTTCAATAAATAGCAACAGGCAAGCAGAATAAATCCTTTGACATTCCGATACCTCAAAATCTGCAACCATCAATTCAAGGTTGGCATCGTTGAAGATTTCGGGATTAGACAATATTTCACCGATTAACGCGATTTCCGCTTCTTTGGTTGCAGTACTCATTTATGGCAACTCCCTATCCGCTAAAGTCCTTTTGACCTCAACTTTTTCTTTCGCCTTCAAACTGTCCTCTTTGCACCACCGACACAATACAGAAAAATGGTCTTTATATGTTTTTCCCGTTTCTTGAATATAAGAGGATAACCGTTCAAGGGTTGTGTCCCACTGTTTTGGGAAGTCCTTTTTTAACTGCTCAACCTGTTCTTCGGTCAACCGCACATTTTCGTAATAACCTGTCAAAAAAACGGGTGTGCGTTCCCTCTCTCTCGTATTGTTTACATTGTTTACATTGTTTACATTGTTACGATGTTGTTGTTTGTTTGTTGTTTGTTTGTTGTTTGTTTGTTGTTCGTTTGTTGATTTGCTTGTTGCTGTTTTCTCGATTTGCTGATATTTGCCATAGTTTACAACGGTTAGCACGGTATATCTGTTTGTTGATTTGGTTGTTAGTTCGCCTGTTAATTTTAGCTTTTTAATTGCAGTTCTCACCGATTGTTCGGTTAATCCAGTTTCTTCGGCCATGTGCTGTATGCTAGTTATCTTTTGGCCTCGATTTACAAGAGCACCCTGCCATTTTTTCGGCTCCCAGTTAGCAGTTAGGATAAGATGAGTAAACACGCGAAATACGTTGGCATCAGAATACCATTCCCACTCAATAATCTTACGATGAAGTGTAATAAAGCCTCTGTGCATGAGTTAATCCTCGGTCTTTATGTCAATCAAAGCATACTGTTTTCTTTTTTTGTCAACTAGCTTTTGAGACGTTATGCCTAGATTCCCATATACCTCTTCCCCGCCCTGACTCATTGTTGCGTCACACATAATCTCGGCAAGACACAAGTCGA